TGGAAACTACTGTCAAGAGGAGTTTTTGCATTTATGGGGAATCCCAAATCCGGCCGCGACGATGGGCAAAACGGGCAGGATATGCAGCCGGAAACGCGGATCATTGCGGGCGATTGCTTGCAAGGAGTGGCAACGCTGCCCGATAGCAGCGTGCATTGCGCGATCACCTCGCCGCCCTACTGGGGGCTTCGTGACTACGGCAACGCTGGGCAAATCGGGTTAGAACCCACGCCGGAAGCCTACGTCGCCCGCATGGTGGAAGTGTTCCGCGAGGTGCGTCGAGTGCTGCGGGAGGACGGTACTTGCTGGATCAACCTTGGGGATTCGTACAGCGGGAACGCTTCCAGCGGTGGCAAAAACTCCAACGACGGCGGGCCTGCCGTTCGTGTTGTTGGGGTTCCGACAAAACGTGGCGACGGCCTTAAGCCCAAAGACCTCGTAGGCATCCCTTGGCGTGTCGCCTTCGCCCTCCAGGCGGACGGATGGTGGCTGCGGCAGGATATCATCTGGCACAAGCCCAACCCTATGCCGGAAAGCGTGCGCGATCGCTGCACTAAGGCGCACGAATACGTGTTTTTGCTTGCGAAAAGCGTTGACTATTTTTTTGATGCAAAGGCAATCGACGAACCGCTAGCGACAAAGCCCCATGCGCCTGGGAACAAGGCAGGAAAAGATGGGGGCCACCTTCGAAATGATTTTGGAACGGATGCGATGGCGCGAGTATGGGGCGCTTCTGGAAGACGCAACCGGCGTTCAGTTTGGAAGATTGCCACGCGCCCATACCGCGGCGCACATTTCGCGGTCATGCCGCCGGCATTAGTTGCTGACTGCCTTCGCGCGGGAACCAGCGCCGCGGGTTGCTGTGCGGAATGCGGCGCTCCGATTCGCCGCGTTGTCTCGCGGGAGCGCGTTGCCACGCGCCCCGGCACGGACACAAAGACAACCGGCAACGCGGCGCGCGAAGGGAACCGCGATCCGCTGCGGCACGTTACGCAAACCGAAACGGTTGGATGGGAACCGTCGTGCGCCTGCAACGCCGCGCGAATCCCGGCGACCGTCTTTGACCCGTTCGCCGGCAGCGGAACTACGCTAGCCGTTGCCGTGGCGAATGGCCGAAGCGGGATCGGCTGCGAACTGAACCCCGACTATATCGCGCTCGCGGAACAACGGATCAGCGAGGCGCGATCAGTTTCGCCACTGGAACGCCAAGCGCTTCCGCCAGCGCGGACAGCGTAGACACGCGCGGATCGGTAATGCGGCCGGTTGAAATGCGGTAGATCGTTTCCAGGCTCACGCCGGACGCCTCCGCGATTTCGTCTAGGTGTTTGTGCCGCCGCGCGGCTAGCCGCTCAATGCGGCGCCCTAGTTCCGTGCGCTCCAACTGTCGCGGCCTTCCGCCCGCGCCGCGTTCCCCGGCTTTTGCGTTGTTTACTGTCGCCATTTCAATTCCATCCCTGGAGTTTGACCCGGCGCCCGTCGCGCCGCCACAATGGCGGCAGACGGGAACCGAATACACCCGGCAGGGATCGAACCTGCAACCTTCGGTTCCGTAGACCGATGCGACATATGGGGGGGAGGCCACCCGTAGGGATTGTGTTGATTTTGCTTTCCAATTTTTTGATTGGGAGGGGAACGCACCACGCGGAAGGGCTAGTCACCGCGAGGGAGTGACGCTACCTATATCGGCCACACATGATCCGCAGCAATTCGCCAAAGACTCTTGCCGGTTACGTTTCCGCGTATGCGCTCACGCATCCGCTAGAGCGCGAATCCATTCGGCAATACGAAATCGCCGTTCGCCTCCTCGACCGCTGGGCCGGTCATGCCGTGCGGCTTGACGAACTCGACGCGCCGCTAGTCTCGCAATGGATCGCGGACTATTCGCAGACGGTGGCGCCGCAGACCGCGCGGAGCAAGCGCCGCCAAATCGTTTCCCTATGGCGCTCCGCGGTCGATGATGGGCTATGCGATCCCGTGGCGCTCATGCGCCGCGTTCGCCCGGTGCGCTGCCCGTGGAAACCGCCCGTGGCATGGACGCGCGAGGAAGTGCAACGGCTCATCAATGCGTGCGCGGCTATCCCGCGGTGGCATCGCTGCGGGCTGCGGCGCTCTGAATGGTGGGCGCTCGCGATCCGCGTTGCCTACGATTCGGGGCTACGGTGGGAGGATCAAATGTTCCGCCTTCGCGTGGATCAAATCACGGAGGAAGGTTTCATAGCGTGGCCGCAGCATAAGACAGGGAGGGTTGTCGTTTGCCAGTTGTCGGAACCAACGTTGGCCGCGCTGCGGCTATCGCTGCAACGTTGCGCGCGCGAACTCGCTACCCCGTGGCTGGGCAGCCATGAAACGTTTTCCGATCAAGTGCGAACGATCGTTCGCCGCGCGGGCATTCGCAGCGGTACATGGAAATGGATTCGCCGCACGGGGGCGACCGAATGCGAAATACAGGAACCGGGATCAGCCGGCCGGCATTTAGGACACGCCCCAGGAAGCAAACTCGCCTATTTGGCCTATGTCGATCCTGCCCAGGTTGCCGCAGCCCGCGGGAAAACAACGCCGCGCGCCCTCGCTTGACCGCTGGCAGCCGATCGGCAATACTGTAGGCATGGCAAAAATCGACCCCTCGCTATATGTGACGATCGGCAACGCCGCGAGAATCGCAGACGTTGATCGATTTTGGATGCGGCAACTCGTCAAGGCCGGCAAGATTTCCGGCGTGGAAATCGACGGGCAATGGTTTGCCCTGCGGTCTGCGGTCGAGAAATACCAGCGTTCCGACACGGGGCGCCCCCGTCTGCCGCGGGCTGCAAAATCCGCCGGCCCCAAAAAAGCCTAGGTTTCGCGGGGTTTTTCCAGGGGAAAGATTTTTTGGGTTAAGGGCTGGACAGGGTATTGCCGATCGGATATAGTGTTGGCATGACGCGGACGATTGAGCCGCGGCAAACTTCAAAAGGAACCCAAGCCATGACGAACTCCCAGTTTTCCGCTGCCGTCGAAATCGCCAAGGGCAACGCCGATCTTTCCCGCGTTGATACCGAAATCCTTTTCGGCTACGGGCTGCGGAACTTCGCCCCCGTCGCTGCCACCGTGGAAACCGTCGCCGCCGTGATTCGCTGGGATTGCTTGATGCTGAACGGCGAGTTTGACTCCGTGGCCCTCGACAACCTCCACAGCATCTTCCGCCGCAAAGTGACGGTTGTTTGACCGCAAACCCACCGCCCCCGCGGCACTTCGCCGCGGGGGCCGCAACCCCCAGCCACTAGGAACCCCAGCCATGACCACCGCCGAAAAAAACCTCGCAATCTCAACCGCCATCGTCGCTCACCGGCTCGCCGGGAAAACCATCCGCGAAGCCGTGGACGCGGTTTTCGGCCCCGGCGGATACCAGCAAATCGCCGGCATCATTTGGGAAATGCTGCGGGAAGCGGAAGGAATCGCCCCCGTGGAAAAATCCGCTTGACGGGCTATTGCCGTCCGGCTATACTTCCACCATGACGCGGCAACGAGCCGCGAGGAACCCACGAAAGAAAAGGAACCCAAGCCATGACCGCGACCGAATCCAACGCGATTGCAACCGAAATCCTCAACCAGTTGGGCGGGGGGCGATTCGTCGCCATGACAGGCGCAAAGAATATTGCCCATGATGCGGGCGCCCTCCGCTTCCGCCTCCCCTCGCGGTTCGCCCGCGGCGGCATCAACGCGGTTCGCGTGACGCTGACCGCGGCCGACGATTATACGATCGAATACGGCAAGGTCTGGGGGCTGAACTATCGCGTTATCAAAACGCAAGCCGGCGTTTATGCGGACACGCTGCGGGCTTCGTTCAAGGCTGCGACGGGGCTGGATTGCACGCTCTAGGAATCACAAGCCCCCGCGGCATTGGGCCGCGGGGGCAATCGACCACAAGCAAAAAGGAAAATCACAATGGCGAAGGCAACGAAGATTGACGCGAATAGTTGGATTTATTGCGGCGTTCGAATTGAGCGAGGCGAGCATAGCCGAACGTATGTTCCTGCAATCAATGACGGGCAATGCCGCTCCTGCCGGCGCTTGAGCGATGCGGTTTTGGAAATCGACCTAGCCCGCTACCGCGCATGGGAAGCCGCCCAGCGCAATGCCAAAGCCGCAGCCCCCACCCCCAGCCCGTGACGGGCCGGGGGTGGCCGGGGGCCGCGGGGGCAAACCCCCGGTTTCCCGGCCGAAAACCCCACGAAAGATTTTTCCGCTCAAGGGCTTGTATCGATATTGCCGAATGGCTATACTAGAACCAACGCGAGCAAATGAGACTCGCGGGAATGAAACGAAAGGAACCCCAGCCATGTATCGGATCACCTTCGCAAACGGAACGGTTGAAAGCGGAATCAACTTCATCGTTGCGTGCCAGCAAATCCAGAATCGGCCTAGCGTCAACTGGCGTGCCGACATTGGCGAGTGGATCGGCGGGGTTTGCAAGGTGCGGCTGGATGGCCGAATCATCGCGACGATCACCGCAGCCTAACCAAACCAACCCCCAGCCGGCACGTTGCCGGCTGGGGGCAGCCCAACCCCAGGAAAGAACAGGAACCCCAGCAATGACCACCGAAACCGCAACCGCCCCCGCCGTCGTTAAGTTCGCCGTTGGCACAACCTACTACACGCGAAGCGCTGGCGACCACAATTGCATATGGCGTTTCACGATCGTGCGCCGCAGCGCGTCTAGCGTTTGGATTGCCCACGAAGGCGACCGCGGCCCCACGGTTGAACGCCGCAAGATCAGCGAATACAACGGGCGCGAAACGTTCGCCCCGTTTGGCCGATACTCCATGTCGCCTACGGTCTGGGCGGATCGCGTGGCCGATGGCGTGGCCGATCGCCGGGATTGGTAGTCGAGAGGATAGCCCGCCGGCACGGGGCCGGCGGGCGGTGGTCGCTTATCAACGCTCAACGAGTAGGAAAACAACAATGGGACGCGCCGCAAGCAAAAACGAAATCGCCGCCGCAGCCGAACGGAAAACTTTTGAGGTTTTCCACGATGCTTTTCGTGGCCGTTACTATGTGATCGATAGCCAGCAAGACGCAAACGGCAAGCGCATTTTTGAACACGATTCGCAAGCCTGCGAAAAGGCGATCGAACTTAACCTATCAACGATTTCCGAACTGCTCGCGCTCAATGCCAAACTACAGGCGCGGCTAGTCCATGCCACCGCGCAGGAAACGGCGCGGATTTGTTCCGGCAACGATAAGTAGCCGCCCCGGCCGGGGGGCTGCCGCAATCCGGCAGCCACCGTTTTCCCCGCGGAAAACAGCCCAAAAAATAATTCGGCTCAAGGGCTTGTCCTGATATTGCCGATCGGCTATAGTGTATCCAACGCGGTGAGGAACCGCGGAACCCAAAAGAAAAGGAAACCTAGCAATGGCAACGAATTATGTGGTTCGCGGGATGGCTGAAGAAGGCAAGTGCGAGCATTGCGGCGCGAACTGCCCGAAGCGCCGCGTCTACGTTCAGCCGGTCTACGCGGACGGCGACCGCGGCGAGGTCGAAGCCTGGGGCGTGATTTGCGCCAGCAAGGCACGCGGCGAGCGTGGCACCGTGACCGATGGAAAGTATCTGACCCAGTTTGCGAAGCATTGCGATCGCGTCCGGGCGATCGTCGCGGCCGGCGGCGGCTACAACGAAATCAACCGCGGCACGGTCTACAACTACCCGTTTGATATTCTCCGCGGGGTGGTGCGGGTTTTCACCTACGGCAACCGCACGAACTTTGCAGACGTTGAAATCCCCATGCCGGTGATCGGCTGACGGCAGCCGCCCCCGCCGGCCGCGGTGGCCGGCGGGGGGTTCCCGGCCCCCGGCCGGCTGCCGGCCGAAACCCCCGGTTTCGCCCGCGAAAATCACGGTTCCAAAAAAAATCTGGATTGCCGCTTGACCTATTGCCGATCGGCTATATACTGGGAACATGACGCGAGCAAATGAGACTCGCGGCAGGATTTCCGAAGGAACCAAAGCCATGAAGACCGCCACCAAGACCAAGACCAGCCCGAAGGTTGCCGCCCTGGAGTTTCTGAACGCTTGCCAGCGTCAAGGCTGGACGGTTCGCGCCGATGAGGAAACCCGCGTCGTGACCATCACCAAGCATTTCGCCCCCGGCGATAACGCCGCGTTCGTCGCCCTCGACGGCGAATATTACGATCTTCTCTCGCGGCTGCCGGCCCGCGGCGGTTCCATGTGGGGAACGGACGGCAGCGGCGTGGGCGGCTACTCCGCGATCCTGCACGGTTGTTTCACGATGAACCTTTCCGGCGTGAGCGCGGCCGCCGTTCGCACCATCTACGGAATCCTTTCCCGCGACTAACCGACAACCGCCCCCGGCGGCATCCGCCGCCGGGGAAGGGGGGGCTACCAATGCCGCAACTGCTGGCCGATCTAATGACGAATCCCAACCTAGCCCGCGCGGATGCCGCGTGGCTTGCGTCCGCAATCGCTAGCGATTGCCTTCGGCGCTGCAACGTGGACGAACTGCCGCGATTGCTCGCGACGATCGGCGCATGGCGTGCCGATGTGCTGGCCGCGATCCGCGCGAACTTTCCGCAGCATTGCGAGGGGGCCGGCAATGGCTAACCGAAAGCCGCAACTATTCGACCGCTGGGAATCGCCGGCATTTGCCGCCATGCTGCTAGCGTGGGCCGACAACCTCGACCGTTGCTATGCAGACGCGGCGGCTTTTGATGCCGCCCGCGCGGAAGCCTGCGAGGATAGCGAGGAAGCCGAAACCGCCGATCCCGTGCGCGATGGCTGGATCGGAAAGGACGGGCAGCCATGAAAAGCCACGTTGACGCGGCATTGCGGGCGCTGCTGCTGGTCAAGATCGGGCAGGAACTAGGCGCCGATTCGCCGCTCGCGCGGGCGGTTCACGATGCGATTTCCGCAATCATCGCGATGGCGCTCTAACGGCGGCAACGCATTGGCAAATGGCGTGGCGGGCTTCCTTGCTGCCAAACCATAGGTTGCAAACCTCGACCACCACCGCTTTCATCAGCAAATCAATTGCCCGCACGGTGGCCGGTTTCGCGCCCCACCGCGCTTCTAGTTGCTCGCGGCATCGCGCCGTGAGAACGGCAATCGTCGCCACCGTATCGGCGCCAGCCCGCGGCGGTTCCGGCTTTTTTGCTAGCACGGTCATTTGTGCGATCGGAAACCAGCGTAGGCACTCTTGCACCATGACATCGGTGGTATGCGCGAGCGCATCCGCCGGCGCGCCGATGCGGGCGCGAACTTCCTCTTGCAGTTGCCCGATTAGCACCCCCGCCGCATCCCCCACCGGAGCCTCCCGCGTCAATGGCTGGCCGGCTTCGCAGGCGCGGGGGATGCGGCCGGGGCGCAGTTGCCGCCGGGGCAGTTCGTTTTGCCGGCCTTGCATTTGCAATTAGGCGGGCAAGGGCAGGGGGTGGTGTGTCCATCCCCATGCCGGATAACCCCCGTTCCTGCGCAATCCTGGCAGCATTTGGAGGGGGTCGGCGGGGCCGGGGCCGGATTGGGCGCGGCCTCGACCGCAAAGGCCGCATAGGCAGCGGCGCACGCGGCGGCAGCCTTTGGGGCTTCGGCATCGATCGCGGCCGGATCAGAGGACAGCCAGACCAGAAACGCGGTCAGCCACCGCCATAGCGCCAGCATGATTACCATCCTTCCCCGTGGCGAACGGTTCGCACATCATCCGGCCGCGCCCGCGCGTGAACGAATTGCGCCGGCTGCCCGTCATCCTGCGGCGGTTGCTCCGCGGCAAGCATGATCCAAAGCCCGGTTTTCGCGAGCCGCGCAAGCGCCTTGAGGAATGGCCGATCGGCCAGCGGCGCGGGCTTCGGCGGCGACGAGTGCCACCAACCGACAGCGAGACAGACGGCGCAGATGAGCGCGAGCGTGCGCGGCTTAATCGTAACCATGAAACCCCTAGCGATTGGAAATTGTTTCGATGGGCGGCTGCACCCAGCCGCCGTGATCTAGTTCGCGGAACCGGAAACCATCGACGCCAGCAATCGAGAAACTATCGCCCTCACTCAACGCGCGTTGCGCATCTTCGAACGTGATCCAATATGAGCCGTCCGGTTGATCGGCTGGATTCTTGCCGCCGCCCTGCCAGTTCGAACCCCACGAATTGATAATTAGGATTCCGTCGCGCGGGTTCCGCATCGTGCCGGCGGCATTCTTTGCGTAGCGAACCGCTATCGCGCATTGACAATGCGCCCAGCCCTGCGGCGTGCGCTTCGCGAAACCGTCCTCGTCGCGTGTCGTGGAGAAGGACAACCCGCAACAGATCACCACAGGAAACCCAGACTCCAAACTGGCCGCGCATTGCTCGACGGTTTCAATCAAGGCAACGTTTCGCGCGCGGTGTTCGTTCGCGAGTTTGTCGAGCCGGCCGGCGTCATTCTTTCCGCCGCAGCCATACGCGCCCCATTCTTTCGCGCGGGCAGGATCGTACACGCGAAGATCGGCGCCGTTGCCGTAGTCCTGACGATAGAGAATCCCGCCGATCCCCGATTTCATGCCGGCGCACCACCGCGCCGCCGCGGCCCCGTACGATCCATCCGAATAGCCGGCGTATGTGATGCCGCGCGATTCGCAACGGCTTCCCCCATAGATCGCTTCCGTTGCGACCAGCAACGGCGGGGCCGGAAGCCGGCCGAGCGCATGGTCTACGCTTTGGCCTACGAATGACCCCATAGCCCAGCCCATCGAAACACAGTCCCCGATTCCCTGTTTCCAGGGGCCGAACGGCTGCCCGTATACTTCGCGGTGCGCTTTGTCCGCGAAGCGCCACAGAAAAGCGTCTTTGCCTTGCGCCTTCGCGACAACTTCGGCGCCGGCCTGCGCGAACCGCGGCTTATCAAGTTCCGCGAGAAATTGCCGCGTGGCTTCGGGGTTTGGCGTGTAGCCGAAGTTCCTGCCGTCGATCGTAGATTCGATCCGCCGCATCATCGCTGCGGCAAACAGCGCGCACGCGATGCCAGCAATGGCAACGCCAATCAACAGCCAATCTACTCGCTGACTATCGCGCCGCATCGGCCGCAGCCCTCGCGATCGTGCGGAACGCGGCTACCCATTGCGCCCGCTGCTCTGGCGTGATTGGCCCGCCATCGGTTCCCAGCGTGTCGGTCATGTACCGATCGATTTCCGCTCGCACCTTCGGCTGCCGCGCGCCGAGCGAATCGCCGCGAAGGCGGATTTCGCGGGCGCACATCCGCAGATCGTCCAGCGCGGCCCCCGTCCGCAACCGCGGTTCCGGTTGCATCCCGTCATATTCGACCACCGCCCCCAGTTCGTCGGTCAGCGCCGACAGCGTAGCCGCGTCTGCGCTGGCGGTGGGGCCGATGAATCGCCCGCGCAACTGCACATCGTTTTCCGGCAGCGGCGCCGGCGTGGGAGCGCGGCTGCCGGCATTCGACAGATACGAAAGCAACGCGCCGGCCGCGAGCGCGAGCGCGAGAATGTACCGCGTGCGTGCGTTCATACGCGATCACTCCCGTTGACCAGCGCCAGCGTCAACGCATCGACGGCGGAGCGCTCCTTGTCCCCCAGCAATTCGGTAGCCAGCAACCGCCCGCGCACAACGGAAAGCGCTTGGATTGCGTCTGCGTAGCCGGCGTGCGCCGGCGAGGGGACAACCGGGGCGGGCAGCCGGAACGGCAGCGCGGCAGCCCGCATCGGCCACAGCGCCACGGCAGCCGCAGCAAGGGCTAGAGCAATCGTCATTTCGCGAGCCTCACCAGCGGCAACAGGGATTCGATGGCGCCGGCCGCAAACATCAGCACCAGCGACCGCACGGCAGGCCGCGCCACGATCCAAAACGGATAAGCGAGCGCCGGCACCGCGTAATCAGCAAGCGAATCGAAGACCACGCCAACGGCGGCGATTACCATTGCCTTTTTCGCGGCGCCGTCTGACGGCAGCGCATCGACGGCGGCAATCGCCATCCGCATAGCCGCGATGAGTAATTCCCCGAACTCCGCGACGGTGATTCCACCGTAAGCCTTGAGCCTCGCAATAGCGAGGAACGCGCCCAACTTGTCTTCGAATCCCAATTGGTCGCGGGCTGCGGTGGTGGGGGCTTCGCTAATCAATCTAAGACTCCCGCTATATAGATATCCACGGACGCGGCAGCGGTTGTGGAAAGGTTTTCGATTACAACTTTTCGCGACGAACCGCTGACCGTGTAGCCGCTCGCGGCATCCAGCGCGAACAGCGTGGCGCCGGCCGGCAGCGCGATAGCCCCGGCGCTATAGCCGGCCCAGCGATCCGCGTCCGCTTCGCCAAACGAAACCGCGGCGGCTGCGGAACGGTTGATCACCGCGAGCATTTTGACTTTCCACAGCGCGACCGTACCCGTTCCGCCGAACGCGACCATAGGCAGCGCGTATAAATCCAGCGTGACCGAATCGCCGGCCGGGATCGCGACCAGATCGCGCCAATAGGCATTCGCCTGCCCTGCGGCGCTGCCATGCGTAAGCGCGATCGATTGCACCACGGTTGCCGTATCGGTAACGGCGGTTGCGGTCAGATCGTCAACCCACCGCGGCACCAATCGCAGCAAGCCCGACAGCGAAAACGTGGACGGCATACGGGGCTACTCCGCTTCGACCGATGTTCCGATCAGCACGATCGAATACGAAACCGGATCGGTATTGATGTTCGCGATCCGCAGCACGCTATTTGCCGCGTCAACCGGCCATGCGTCCGCGTTATTGATCGACAGCATTTCGGAGCCTGGGCCAACTTCGAATGCGTAGGTTTCGCCGGTCGCGTCGGCGCCCACGCGGATCGACATTCCCGGCTCCGTTTCCGCGTTGACGATGCGCACCGCGCGGAGTTGCCGAATCGTGCAAGGCACGGACACGCCGAGCGTCGTTTGCGTCAGCGACAACAGATCGATGGCGTCAATCGACTCTGCGGGGATCGTGCGGCTATCGGCCCAGACCACATCGGCCGCGCCCGTGCCGGAACCGTCACCGATGGAGTAGGTCGCGCTGACTACGTTTCGATTGGTGATCGATCCGTTTTCCTGCGTATCGACCCGCGCCCATTGCATCCGCGTAGCAATCGATCCGCTGAAAACGTCGCTTGTGGAATCCGCCATTACAACAGCCCTTCCGCGATTGCCCGCTTAACAGCCTCGACCGTGCAGCCCAGTTTCCAGGCCAGATATTCAAGGTCGCTCCGCGTCAGCCGCGGGCGGCTTGTGATCTTGCCCCAACAGTTATGCGATACCGTGTAGTCGCTGACTGCCGATTGCGATTCGCCGGCAGCGGCGATCGCTTCGCGCCCGTCAGCGCCTCCGCGGCGCCAATGGTTCCAACGCGAAATCACGCCAGCGCCTCCGCGTTCAGCCTACGCGCGGGGGGCTACGGTGGGCCGGTCTATGGTTCGCCGGCTTCGCATTCGGCAAGGCAGCCGGCATAGCCCGCGATATCGACGGGGGTATCGTTCGTTTTCCGGTCGCCTTGATGCCGCGCGGCTTTGTCGAGAATCATAATCAAAGCCCAATCCGCAGCCGTGAACGGCTCGCGGAGTTTCGCCGCGAAAATTGCATTGATCGCGCCAACCGTCCGCGCGAAATGCTCGCGCGGCGGCGAGTAGTTCGCCCGCCGTTCGCGCGTCGTGTCCGCGGCCAGCCGCAACAGCCGTTCCGCCTCGCTTTCGGCAGCCGCGGTTAGCCCATCCCCCAGCATCCGCGGCGCCGGCTCGCGCGGTTCCTCGCGGCCGGCTCGCAACTCGCGATCCCCGCGCAGAATCCAATCGGAAGGGTGGGCATCCGTGGCCGCTTCCGCGACCGGCGGCAGGATGCCGGCTTGCGTGTCTAGTTTCATCGCTTGCAACTCCTTTTGCAGCCCATCGATATAGCCCAGCAACCGCAGCACATCGGCCGCGAGGCTGCCAGACGTTCCCGCGTCAAGGCAGCCCGCGAACCGCAACGCGCGGCGCTTGGCTGCCGCGAAATACTCGTCATTGAGTTTATACGGCAGCGCCATTATCCACGCGAAGCCCTGCAATGCCAGAGTTTAGGAAGACCTAACCGAACCATCGTCGGCAATGCGATAGTTGCGCACATCGAAGGAACCGCCGGCGCCAACGTCGCAAATGGCGAAGCCATGATTCCAAGAGTTGATAACCGAATAGGCCGGGGTGAGGTCAGCAAGGCAGCCGCAAGACCACGAAAACGTTTCTTCGTGCCACATATTCGGCTCACTGTGTCCGCTGGTGCGGTGATGATGCCCGACTAGCACGGTTGTTTTTGTCCGCACCCACGCGCCCCGCGCGGCGTTGACGGGGGACGCAAGTTGCCGCGGCAATTCGTGGCCGTGCAGCACGGTGAGTTTTCCCAGCATGACCGGGCGTTGATCCTCGACTAGATCGATGCCGTGTCGCGCAAGATGCAGCCAATTCGATAGCCCCATTTCCGGCATATCGGAGATTTCCGGCGCATGCTGAAAGAGCCACGATTGCCAACGTTCCTCATGGTTTCCCAATTTGAGAACGATCGGAATCCGGCGGAACTCTTGCCGCAGCCACGCGAAAAATTGGCGCGACTGATCTAGTTCGCGTTTGAAATCGCGTTCCGCGGGATTCTTTTCCCATCGCGAAATCGAATAGAAATCAACCGCATCCCCGTTGATGAGGATGCCGCGCACCTTATCACGCTTGAGTTTTGCCACCGCAGCCGCGAGCGCGAAATCGGAATGGTAGGGAATGTGGATATCCGACAAGATGCCAACGGGGCCGGTTGCGGGGAACTCATATCGCAGCCACGGCTTCGCCACGGAAACCGGGGCCGCGATGCCCTGCCCAGGCTCGCGCGGGGCGCGTTTGAATGCCGGCTGTTTGCGCCCCTTGTTGTTTATCAACCCAAGTTCGCGGCGCACCCGCGAGCGCGCCGCGTCTAGCGTAATCGCGCCGTTTGATTTCTCGACCAGCGCCCGCGCGAGCGATCGCGCCGGATGGTCAGGGTAGCGAGCGATGATGCGTTGCGCAATTCGCGCGATCGGGTCGAGTGGCATTTAATCCTCTTGATCGTCAGGCTGCCGGAAGCGGTAGGCGTGAATGACCGCGGAAAGTTCGTCCGCGGATTCCGAAACCACGGATTCGGAGAAATCAGGCCACCGCGCGTGTATCCATTCGTGTAGCAACACGTTTAGGAAATCTTCGCCGTGGAGTTTGCTCGACACGCGGATAGTGCGCGTGTTGTAGTCACAATCGCCGTGTATCGTTTTTGGTACGCGGCAATGGCGAATCGTCCAGCGCTCGCCGTTAACGTAGATCGTCCGCGCGCTAGCCATGCCGCGGTTATACGGGGCCGCGGAGGGGTTCCGGCCGGTCTAGTGCGAGCCGAAATAGAAGTGCTGCGCGGCCCTCGCGGCATCCCTGACCGCATATTGCGCACGGTTCCCGGCCTCCGTAAGCCACCGCTTTCGGGCGGCGCAGCCGCAGCCCCCCGGCCTGCCGGCCGTTCGCGTCCATTTCTCGACGCGCTCTTGCGTGATGCCGATCGCGGTAAGCCCGCGCTCCACCAGCGCGCCAACGTCAATCGGCCTCCAATCGTCAGTTTTCGGCCGCGGGTAGGCAGGGTGGTCAACGTCAACGAGCCAGCGGTCGCCGTCCTGCTCGACCACGCACGGCATCACCTCCGCGAGCGTATAGCCACGCTGCTCGCACCGCGCTTCAAGGTGCTTTCGGTGGCAGCGAATCACGGCAGCACCGAGAAGGTGAAAGTCGGCTTCCCTGGGTCTTGGCAGACAGCATCCTCGGTCATGTATTTCCCTTCTGGGTCGTAGTTTTCTAACCACCACGCACCCGGCCCCCATGTGCTAAATACGGCATCACCTAGTTCAATGCTGATCGGGGTCATGGTTTCTTCGTCATGCACGATACGAAGTATCGGATAGCACCATAAGCATTGGCGGTATGTGTTGTTCCAGTTTCCGCCGAACCCGACCATCCGCTCAATCGTGCCACACACAAAAGAACCGTCTTGAAACCATCCCGGCTGATTGTTCCATTCCCATCCGCATGTATCAGTGCGAACAATGCGAAGGGTGACGCTAGGCAAGGCGTGGTATTCGAAGCATCGTCCACCTACCGACGCAAATATATCCTTCCAGTCCTCGCACCACTGCCCGGTGGTATCTACTTGTCCACCAATGGAAACGGACGAACTCCATCCACACCCACTACCGGAGTCTGCGCTGCTTGAAGAAAAGGCTCCCCAGGTGACTTCGGCGTAAAGGGCATTCATGTCTTCGGCCGAAATCCGCCTACATGCGTCCACTTCCTCGTATTCGCCGCCGCTTTGAACGTGCGCCGTCGCGCCGTCTGTCGATTGCGTTGCAGGATGTGACCAAGCCGGAACTGGCAAGCCGTTTGCCGTGATGTCAATTTCGGAGCAATCCTGTACGTTCTCCGATGCTACGAAGTAGCCATAGGCCGCATGATACAAATAACCGCCACCCAGCGGCAGATTCCCCTGCCCGCGTTGATGCAAATACAGATTGATGGTCATTGGTTCATCCGGCCCGCGATACTGCACTAGCACGGCTTCGGCTTCCAACGCGCAACTGTCGATGTTGGCGCATGTGTATCCGTAGGTACATTCGTCAGGCGAACCTGCCATCGGGAAGAACCCGTAGATCGAAGCCGACCAGTATGTGTATTTCCGCTTCACGACGATGGATCGGCCGTTGAACCTGTTGAGGCAACTCTCAAACACTTCGTGCGCCAGATAACCGTCGCCGCCTTCATCTACGTTGACCCCCGTGATCTGCCCAAACGTCTCGCTCTCTGGATCGTCATCGACCACACCAGACAGAACTGCCCCACTCCCGTTGCTTGGGGCAATGTTAGAGGCGCTTGCAGTGACCTCCGCAACATATGGCGGTTCGTCCGCATCTTCGCGGTAGTAAGAGCCGCCTTCATCGATATCGACACTATCCGCCTCGCCGGAATCCCCGTAGTAGATGCCGCCGTTAGTAACCTCGACAGCGGTGATTGGGCCTCCCTTTAGATACTCGCCGCCGCTCCATAGCGTGATTGACAGAATGGCGCCGGAAGCATCAACGGATTCAACCCATGCGAAGCACGAATACCGAGTTATACCATCATCCGCTATTACATCGACCGTATTGTAGACCTCGTATCCGCTGCCTGCATCTTCAATGGTGATCGCGGAAACCTCCCACGCATCCGATCCATCGTAGGACACAACCGGCGCCAGCGTGATCGACAGCGCGGCGCCCGTTCCTGCGGTGGTCGAAACGGAAGCCGAAACGGTGGGTTCCGCGTGCGCGGCTTTCACGAAGAAATCAGCCGGCCCCACGGTTATCGTGTTCGTGGATGGAGTGAGCGTGGCAACGTCGCCCGTAACGTACAAATCTCCAGCGGTATCAACGGTGACGCTATCGACGCGCCATTGCGGTGGATCGCCTGGGATAGCGTCAAACGATACGCTTATCATCGCGCCTGTGCCTTGCTCCGAACTCACCTCAATCGTTGCTTCCGGCTCAAGGCGAACTGTTTGCAGCCGCGCCACCGCGGCCGATTGTTCCGAATCGCCCTCCGCAGCCGAAAAGGTGATAGATTGATTGTCAACATACCCCGAGCCACCGGTCACCACAGAAACCTTGGAAACTTTCCAATAGTCAAGGTTGCAAGAGTCCTTTGCCGCCGCGAGCGTTATGGATAACTCCGCGCCGCTGCCGCCGTCTGCGGTCGCTGTGACGGTGGGAATCACGCGCCCCAGCCTCGCGTAGCCGCTGCCGCCGTTTGTGACCGTTGCGGCCGTAATGGGGCCGCGGTCATTTTCATAGTCGCTGGCCGGCGCTGACTGCACCGGCGCCGCGGCGTGTCCGGCGGCACCACTGCCGTAGCAAGACGAGAAAGAAAGCGTGACAAGCGGCGGGCCGAGCGTCGTTGACGGGATGCCCGAAATGGCAACGGTCAACGTTTCCGGCAGCGTTCCCTCGGCGCATTGCCCGCACGCGCCGCAGCACGCGCTACACTCCGAACCCAGCATAAATCCAAAGGGGTACATCCCCGCGGCCAGTGCGACCACAAGCCAAAGCGGAACCGCGGTTGGATCGGCCGCAATTGCGGCCAGCATTTCGATTAGCATTCCGCCGCCACTAGATGCCATGTGCCGTCGATGTTCGCGCACGCCACCCAGCGTGGCGCCGTTGTCGTGACGGTGGCGAAACGGTTAATCGCTTCGAACGTAGGATCAGAATCCTCGTCTTCGTATTCCGTGCCGTCGCCGTTGTATCGCGTGACTGTCTTTGTCGATCCCTTGGCCCATGTGCTTAAAATCTTGCCCAGCCGGATGCCCTGCGGAACGTGCGAAACGCGCGAAGACAGCATGACCAGCGCCCATTTTCCGGCGCCGGTTCCCGATTGTTTCCAGATGATTGGATACCCAACGGAGCCGGAAGTCTTCATTTCCGCGACTTCGTTGTATTTCGTTGTCGCGAGCGTATGCGAGGCCGATTTGATATCGATCCGCGCTTGCACAACGCCAGACACGGCGACCATGCCAACGCTGCCGGCGGGGATGGGCTGGATGGCAATTACGGCAATCGTTTCTTCGCCATACGGCAAGTCGCCGCGAATCACGGGCTGCGATTGAAATTGCAACGTTTCGGCATCGCTTGCCGTTGATGTAGGCTCAATCTCCAAACTCTCTATTGCTAGCACTCCGTACCGCGGAACATCTTCCGCCGAATTGTTTTTGCATGGCAGCACAACATAGGGAGCGATCGCCGTCCGCGGCCCCGCCGCATTCATCCCAGCGCCTGCGCCAAGAACAATATCGGCGGCATCCTGCGCGCGGTTCCACGCGCGCGCCGAAATGGCCGACTCCAACGGCTGCCCCGGCTCAATGCGTCCGTTTGGCGCCGCCATTAGTTCGTGCCGATTCCCAATTTAGAAAAATCGCCGTCGCGGTAAACCTTGTTTACATAAACATGGCGCGGCTTTTTGATGAGTGTTTTTTGTGATACGTCGGCTTCGTACCGCACCCACATATATTCGTGGCCTTTTTTCTCTATGTCTGCAATATCGCCAATCGACAGCGCCGGCAGCGTGGCGCCCGATCCGGCGTTTGGGGATGCGATAAACTTAAACGCGAGCGACCAAGGCCCATCCCCTTTTTTTTCGTCCCATTCCTGTTGCCCGCTGCACCCCACAAAAAGCACCTCGCCGGCTGCGAACGTGCGGAACGCGGATTCATTCGTCGTTCCGGTGAGGGAAGCCACGGTCTTGATCCACTCCGCTGTAACGTATTGCGCCGGAACATCGTAGGTTTCAGACCATTGCAGCGCCGGCACCACGATATCGACGCCGCCTACGCGCTCATCGTCAACGCCGATTGCCTTTTTCTGATCGGGCGCGTTCGTGCCGAACCGCGATTCCGAAATGGCTTGCGTGATGTGATGCGTGCCGCCGCCCGTGTCGAATGAGCGGGCGCGCTTCAGCGGCTCCGGTTCGTTGTCATCGTCCGCACCTTTCTTTTCATAATTGATGGTCAGTTGCCAGCACTGATCCCCCAAATACGAAAGCGTGTACGATTCGACCGTGCATTGCGCCGTGGAGTATGGGTATTGCCAATAATAGAGGCTATCCATCACGGTCTGCGAAACGTCGGCATGGACAACCTGATCATCGTCGCTACCGAAAATCTTGAACGACTTCGTATAGGAAGCCGTTCCGCGCGTGCCGGCGCGCACGATGGTCGCCGCGCGGCTTGCCTTGTCTTCGATCCAGGTTAATCCCGGCATTATTCTCCCACCTTTGGCTTCTTGGGATCGCGGGTATTCTTCGCGGTTTCCTCCGTGGCCTTTGCGATCCGCTCTTGCAGCGTTGACCCGAAGCCCATGCCGGCCGCGGCGACCGCGGAGAATGTGCCGGCAACCTCGCTTTTAGATTTCATCGAATCATTGCCCGCAGCCTGCGCGCCGTCTTCGGTCGCCTTCCGCGTGGCCTCCGCGTTGTCTTGCTCGCGCGCCGCGATTTCCTCCTGCTTGATTCCAAGTTGTTCCTGCATCCGCAGAAACTCCTCCTCCGTGAGCCGGCCGGCGGCGTTCAATGCGTGGAGTTGTGCGGCGAGGTCGTGCAATTCGTCCATCGTCTGCGCGGAGCCGATGCCTTGCTCTAGTTCCGCGGCTTGCTCGCGCTGGACGCGGTTTTCCTTGCCGGCCCGCGTCTTTTGGTCAAGGTTGCTTTCCGCGGCAACCGTAGCCGCGCGGCGCTCATCCGCGCGGCGCTGATTCTCGCGCTCGCGGTCTGCCTTCGTTTGCTCCGCGCCGGCAGCCATTGCGCCCTGACGCTGCGCGGCTTCGGCTTTCATTTGGTCGCCTTGCTCGCGGGCTGCGCGTTGCCGGCCCTCAATCCCAGGCCGCGACTGCGCCCGCTGCTCCGCGCGGGCTTCGTTTTCGTTGTCGATCGCCTTGATGCGCTCTTCGGTATCCTTCGCGCCGGTAATGAAACCTTGAACGCGAATCCAGGCTTTTTGCACGCTGGCGACAAGCCAATCAAACGTCGCCATTACCGTGTTGGCGATGTTGTCAAAAACGCCAATGATCGCGGCGCCGATTTGCGTTGTGGCAAGCGTTGTCCACATTTGATCCCAAAGGATCGCGATATTCGTTCCTAAATCCGTGAACACGTTTTGCAGCGCGGTAATCCACGGATCGACATAGGACATGATCGCTTCGACGCCGCGCAGCCATCCGGCGACAAGCCCAGCCCAAAGGATATCCATCGCGCCGGATAGGTCGCCCGCGGTGATCGCTTCGTAGATGCCGCCGAAAGTTTTCGTGGCCGTGCTGTAAAGATCACCCATCACTACCGCGCCATCGGCCACGGCGGCATTAAACCCCGTCCCTAGCGCGGAGGCGGCTTGCCCGACAAGATCACCAACCGGCGCGAGCGCCGATCGAATCTGCCCGCCGAAGTTGTAGACCAGCGCCCCGGCGCCAGCGATGGCGGCGCCGATCGCGAGGATGGGCGCCGCGGGCGCCAGCCACGCCGCAGCCACCGCGGCGGCGCTGGCAACCGATCCGGCGACCACTCGCGCGGCCCCGGCCAGATAGCCCCCGAATGCGGAAGCCGCCGCCCCGGCAAACGCTGCCAGCCCCGGCATTCCGCCGGCTACCCAGGCTGCCGCGATCCTGGCCGCATTAGCGACGGTTGCAGCCGCCGCGGCTGCCGTCTGGGCAATGTATCGCCCTAGGGACGCTGCGGCCTGCACAGCGAAAGCGGTGAGCGCTGGGAAGGTTTTCGCCAGCCATGCCCCGGCGATAGCCGCGGCCCCGCTGACGGTTGCCCCGACAGCGGCGACAACCTCGCCAACGTAGACCGCAAGCGACGTTCCGGCAGCCGCCACGGTCGCGGCCACGGCGCGGGCGACGGTCGCGGCCCACGCGGCAGCCATCCGCGCGGCCCCGGTGACGGTCGCGGCCACCGCGGTAGCCACGGATGCCGCGTAGCGGCGGATGCCTGCGGTCGATTCGACCGCGAAGCGGGCGACGGCGGTTCCCGCCTCGCGGCCAATGGCAACGCCCATCGCGACGAACTCCGCAGCCGCGCGGCGAGCCGGCCCCGTGAGCCGCGCAAGGTCGCTGGCAAGCGCGGAGCCGAAACCGCCAATGCCGCCGATTGCGTTCCTCAACAGCGCGATAGATGCAATCTGCCCGCGAACCCCGCGAGCGAAGGCGACGAAAAACCCGCTGCCGGCAGCGGTGGCGCGACCAAAGCCGGTGACGAACGCGGGGAAGGCTGCCGCCGCGGTGGATGCCGCAAGCGCGCCGAACGTCCGCAGCGCGTTGACGCCTGCGGCCCCAAACGCGAGCGAAGCCCGCACGGCAGAACCCATTGCCGCCGCCATCGATCCCAGCGCGCTCGCGGCCCCGGTTGCGGCGGAAATCATCTTGCCACCCAGCCCAACGGCAACCCCGGCGAGCGATACGGCAGCGGATGCCGCCGCGGTCGCGAGGCTGGACGCGAGGCCCACAAGCAAGCCCACCGGCGCTAGCACCGCTTTTGCAGCCCCCAGCACGCCACCCAGGCCAAACGCCACCGTTTGCAGCACTACCCCCAGCCCCACCAGCGCCCCGCCGGCAGCGACCGCGCCAAAGGCTACGTTTGAAAGCGTGGCAACTAGCGCCGCGTTTTTCGTGGCGAAATTGGTAATGGCATTAATCAATCCCAGGATCGGCGGCAGCGTCGATTGAATGCCGCCCGCGAGCGCGTCGGAAATGGCAATCGCTAGCCGCTCCATAGCGGCGGAAATCTTCATACCAGCGCCGGAAAGGCCGCTCATCAGCGCCTGGAACTTTTGCGATACGGGCATTGCGTTGCCCATCGCATCGGTCATCGATTCGAAGCCTTCGACGCCAACCCGCGTAAAGATTTCCGCAGCGCGAATCGCATCCTGACCAAACACGCGGCGAAAGATATCGTCGCGCAGTGTTTTGTCCATATCGCGCGTGGCGTCGGATATGGTGCGAATAATGTCCACCATCGGTTTCATCGTTCCATCCGCATTGCGGAACGACATAACCGATAGGCCCATTTCCGCCAGCGCTTCCTGCGCTTCGTCTACCGGCGCCTTCAATCGCAAAAGCATTGTCTTTAGCGATGTGCCGGCGTCACTGCCCTTAACGCCATTATTCGACAGCACGGCAAGCGCGGCGGAAACGTCGCCAATCGATTGATTCGACTGCGCCGCCACGGCGGCGACCATCGAAAACGATTCGGCCATTTTCGCAATCGATGTGCTGGACGAATCCGCCGCGGCGCTCAACGTGTTCGCGGCGGTTTCCGCCGACACGCCAAAAACGGTCATCGCGTCAGACATGACCACCGCAGCGGTCGCAACGTCTAATTCGCCAACCTTGGCAAACTCAATCGCGGATTTTCCGGCGCCGCCAAGAACGTCGCCTAGGCTCATGCCAGCCTTTAGCAACTCCAGCATTCCCTGCGTGGCCTGCGTTGGGCCAACGCCGAGCGCCTGCGACATTTGCATAGCCGCAGCGCGAACCGCATCCAGTTCCGCCGCGGTGGCGCCGGTCGATGCGCGGATCGCCAACAGCGTATCTTGAAACTTCGTGCCGGCCGCGATGCTCGCCACGAACGGCGCCGCCAGCCCAACACCGGCGCCGCCTAGGCGCGCGCCTATCGATGATAGGTCGCGGCCTAGGCCGGCAATCCGTGCGTTAATCTTCTTCAGCGCGCCGAAAAACTTCGAAGGATCGGCGCCGATTTCGACATAGACTTGCCCGCTGCGTACCTTCGAACTGCTCATACGAACTTAGCCCAATCGGGGCCGAAAAGCCGCTTCAAGTCTTCTGGCGTGGCTTGCTTTGGCTTCGGCTTTTTGATGAACGGATGAAACTTCGAAGGCTCCGCGGTTGGTTTACTCTGCGGCTTGTTGGCGTTGTAGAACTGCGCCAACAGGTTTGCCGTATGCCACCAATCGCTTTCTAGGCGGGCATCCCTTGCGGCGAATAGTTGTCGGATTGTCCATTCACCGGGATGGCATCCGATGATGCCGGCAGATTCCCAGACGGCATCCCAGATGGTGCGGCGAGGCTTTCCGCCGTCGCTTCGTTTACCTGCGCCTCCGCGCGGCCCAACATTTCGGCGCTCACTTCGTCCATCTTCGCGCCGATCAGCCGAACCATCTTTCGGAGGCGCTGCGGGAAAAAATCGGCTAACTCGCTTTCAAGCGCCCGCGTTGCGCTCTCCAGCGAATCACCGCGCAGCCCGTCTAGAAATTGCTCTTTCGTCAGCCCTTTTTCCGCAACCTGTGCGATGAGGATTGCATAAAGCACTTCGCCCGCTTTCACGAACTGGCTGCGCAGGATTTGGAACGTCTGGCCGATCGTGGAAACGTCGCCAATATCGAACGGCACTTGCACGCGAACGCGCTTGATCGTGCCGTCTTCCTGCGGCTGTTCCTCCACCGTGTCGATGCTGACCATATCGCGGACACGCAGCGCGGCGCCGATCGTCAGCGCCAGCCGCCACGGTCGCCCCTCATCATCGCGGAACTCAATCACGATCTACCCTCCGTGCAAATGGTGCGGACTAGAAAATCTGCCGCCCCAATTTTGCTTCGACCGTGAAGGTTGCTACCCCGTCTATGGGATCGGTTTCGGAAACCGAAGTGACAATGGCGGGAAAAGACCATCCGCCGGCGCCGCCGGAAACAGTCAACAGCGTCCCATCCTTCAGCGCGTCAAACGCGCCCCCCAGGTCGCTGCTATCGTTGAACTCAATGGAAACGGACGCATCCCAGCCGACAGAGTAGACGGCAGCCTCGCGGCTGCCGAACTCCTCAATTTCGATTGTTCGCGCCGTGCCGCTAAACGTGACACTGCGAGCGCTGGCAACGGTTCCACCGCATGAAACGGTGCAATCTTTGCCGAGCGTAATCGCCACGTTATCAGCCTTCCTTGATCGTCAGCGTATAGGTCACAGCGCCATCGACGCTGATATTCTCGCTCACGCTCATTACGGAAAACTGGCCGCTCGTTGCTTGCGCCTGAAGGCTAGTGATAACCCCCGTTGCGTCGTGGCATTCGACTTCCCACGTTCGCGTAGTAAACCCAGCCATGTTTGCTTTGTAGCCGGGGGCGCCGGTCGAGCCGCCGCAGTTGTCGCGATTCGTCACATCGACAACTTCTTGATCTTCTGTGTAAGAAGCACTGATGATGCCGGCGCCAAACGGCGGCGCCGATCCATCCTTACCGAGCGCAATAGCCATGCGGCATATCCTCTATGTGGTGCGGGGTTGCTTGATTACTGAATCGCGCGAGCGGCCGAAACCGTATAGGTTTTTATGCCGTCGATCGGATCGTCAGACTTCACGGAAGTGACGATGAAATCAGCGGAGCCGGTTTCGGTTCCGCCGAGCGTGAACGTGTCGCCGGCCTCGACGCCGGGATCGTCCACGCATTCGACTTCGCAAGTCTGCTCAATGAGCGCCTTGCGAAAGCGCCGCGAAGTGTCGCCAAACTTGGTTACGTCTACTTCGCTTGCGGTGTTCGTAACCGTGCAACTGCGGGCATTGCTAATGCCCGTAACGGTCACATCTTTTCCCAGCAAAATCGTCGCGGAAGGCATATTGAAAATGCTCCTGGGGCAATACCGCGAGCCTATCGCGGCTGGAGCAATCCGCGCGGGTCTATGGTCAGACCGCGCGTACCTTGTCGCGGAAATACTGCGGCAGTTTGGCGAGCGCCTTTTGCACGCTCGCGCTCCCCATGTAGGGCCGCGCCGGGTATCGCGCCTGCTTGGAAATGCTGGTACGTTCCCAGTTCCGCGAACGAAATCCGCGGCTAGTCCATAGCAGCGATCCAACGTGCAATTGCCCATTGGCCCGCCGCGCGATCGCGCGGCCTTTGCGCCGGCGCTCGCGTGCCATGTAGGCCGCACGCACGTTGATGCGGTAAGCGGTGAGCGTCAGCGTGCCGCCGAACTCATGGAGTTGATTGAGCCACGCGGCTTTTTCCGGCCCGATCACTACGCTTTTTGTGGAGCGATCGTAGTAGTCGCGAACGTCGCGATATAGCCAGCGTTTCGGCTCCCACGATTTCGCCGGCTGCCCAGCCGCCCGCGGCTTGCCGCTGCCGTAGGGGGTGATATCTTGATAAAGCCCGCCGACGAACTCGACTAATCGGCCTTGCTTGCTGGCCTTTTTCCATGTCTTCGTTTTCTTTGGCGCCCTTTGGCCTATCGCGCGCTTTGTCGCCTCGCGCACATCGTGGCCGGCTTTGTTCAACGCGCGGAACTGCATTTCTCCCAGCGTGCGGCGCACGCTGGCAACGTCGAAATACCCGCGGCGCATGCGGAACCGCATCGCGAGCCGCGCTTGATATTCGGCCGACTGAACGCGAGCCACGCTAGGTTTCCGTAGTGCAGACGCGGTAGGTCGCGCTGATCACGGCGCGCCATACGTTGCGCTCATCTAGGGCATCGTCAGGATTGATTTCGATGGAAACCGAAATAGGCGAGGTTACGCCATAGGGCCACGGCGATTGCCAGTTGTGCGCCCGCACAAGCGCCAGGATTTCTTCGGCTAGGTCGAGCATCCCGTCCGCGTCCGCGTCCGCTGTAACGTGGCGCCCTAGGAACACGTTCGCCGTGTAATCGGTTTGATGCTGCGTGCGCCCGATCCGCTCCGATTGGATGCCGCCGGGGGTGACGAAGACGATCGGATGCGTCATATCCTCCGCGGACACGGCAGCCCAGTTCCGGCGCTGTACCGTAGTGCTGGCAATCTCCATTGCCGTTCCGGTCAGCGAGCCGGCGAGCGCGTCACAGATCGCGAGGAGTGGGGAAGCCATTCGTTATTCCTCCACGCTTTCCGCCGGCAGCAACGCCAGCGCATCCGCCCACGGGATCACCTCGACCGCGGGCAGCAAAACCGACCGATCGGCCGCGGCCCACATTCCGTGCAGCAATCCGCCTTCGCCCACTTCCGTTAAAACGTCGCCGCAGAGCATGAGCCGGCCGTCGATGAGCGTCCGCGGCATCGGAACGCAATTCGTATTGCCATGCTCCGCGTGCAGTTCCGCGAGCCGGGCGGCGAGCGATTGAGTGAGTTGCGCGATCATTTGCTTGCCGCCGAGGTGTGTGACGCGACTTATCGCACCGGCTGCGGCCTGACAAACAGAGCCTCCAGCCCCGCCTTCACATCACTGCCCAGCAACTCCAGCACGCGGGCTTCAACCTGCGACTGCGTGTAGTCGCCAGCCGTGTCGTAGGCGGCGCCTTCCCACAGGGCGATTGCCTGCGGGCAGGGCCGAATCCGCGCCACGCAGGTCTTCGTCTTCGCGTTGTCGATGATCGTCACATCTATTTCGGTCAGCGTGATTGGCTGAAACGTGCGAACCTCGCCGCTGGCGCGGGTGATCGCTGGAGGCTGAATGGTGACGGGCTGGGACAGATTCATGTCAGATAACTCCCAGAATAGAGGAACCGTTGATACCTAACTGCGCTCGGGAAAAGGTGAACGTGCCATTTGTGATGCTATTTGTGAGTCCGGCGGTAGCCATCACAGGATCGCCATAGATTGTGAGACCGCCGTTGAACGAGCCGCCAGAACGAACGTCCGAACGATCGTAGAACTCCGCGAAGCCGCTGACGGAGCCGCCAGTGAAGTACGAGTTGTCGAAGAACTTCGTATCGGCTCCGTTGAAGGTGCCGTAGCCTTGAGAGTTGTCGTAGAACGTCGCGTTGCCATTGACGGTGGCGCTGTAGTTTTGCGAGTAGTCATTGAATGTCGCGTTGTTAGTGATGGTGCCGCCGTTCTCGTTGGTCGAATACTCATAGAATGTCGCGCTGCCGAGAGTGCCGTTGTTTGACGCAGTGCCGTAGAATGTGGCGCTGCCGTTGACGGTGCCGCTATAAAAGTTGTCAGCATCTATGTAAAACGTGGCGTCTCCGAGGACGGTGCCGTAGTTGCCGGTCGCACCGGTGTGGAACGTCGCGTTGATATCGACGATGCCGTAGTTTTTTGCATCACCGTAGAACGCGGCGCCGCCCCAGACGGTGCCGTTGTTGTCGCCGTAGAACGTCGCGCTTCCGCTAACCGTGCCGTTGTTGGCTGAATTGTGGCCGTTGAACGTCGCGTCTCCGCTGACGGTGCCGTTGGTGCTGTTGGCTGAATCAGTGCCGTTAAACTCCGCGTCTCCGCTGACGGTGCCGTCGTTGATTGAAAAAGTGCCGTTAAACTCCGCGTCTCCGCCGACGGTGCCGCCGATGTTGTTGCACGAAGAATCGTCGTTGAACGTCGCGTCTCCGCTGACGGTGCCGTTGTTTCGCGAGACGCTGTTGAACGTCGCGTCTCCGCTGACGGTGCCGTTGTTTTCCCAATTGCCGTTGAACGTCGCGTCTCCGCTGACGGTGCCGTAGTTGATGCCCCAGCCGTCAACAAAATTGGCTCGCCCGGTATATGTCAGCGTCCTTCCTGCGGCGAGATATCCCCTAACGAACTCCACAGTGCCGGTGCCGGTGACCGTGATGTCCAGGTCGATATTCGTTTGATTCGCGGTCAGATTGGCTACTGTTGGCTGCGCCCCGCTGTTGGTGCATTCAGGGCCGTAAATGTGAACGCTGTCGCTGCTCGTCGGCAGCGCTGCGGCAGCGTTTCGTGGATCGGCTTCGGGCGGGTCTGTCCACCAGTTGCCCAGAGTTTGCCAATCGGAGTCGCCGCCGTTGTTGTCAAAATACAGAGTTGCCATGTCTTAGTACCCCATCACAAATGCGATGATGTCCCACTTGTCCCGCCCCGCGTGATACGTTGCAGCCAGAATGTCCATCCTGTTTGCCGCCGTCGAGAACGGCAGCGGCGATGTGGCCGACGAGGGGATGACGAACTTGTTGCCCAGCGTCACCGTCCTGCTGCCAGTGCCATCCTGTGTGATCCGCCAGCGGATCGTCTTGCCATCGACGGGGTTCGTCGGATTGGCGAGCGTGACGTTGCCAGTGAGGGTGAGGTCGAAGATGTCGCCAGCACTGGCGTCGGTGGTGACGGTGGCGGCGTAAGTCAGGGCGACGACTTTTGGTGCCGTGCCAGCGTTGAACGCAACCGGCGAATCGAAATGAATCGTTTGCGGCGCGAACGATGGGTCGCCGATCATCACGCTGCGAATCCGACCGCCCTGCCAGTTCAGTTCGTAGCCCACGGCGCAGAACAGCGAGATGCCGTTCGCCCCGCCGGTCATGTTGTCGAACGTGCCTACAAGGATCTTGGTTCCGTTGTAGAGACCGAACTCCCCGCCGTTTCCAAGCGACACATCGGAGAACGTCACACTGTCAGTCGTGTTTAGTGATTGGTCATACGAACCACCGCCGCCGGTCGCCGGGATCGAATAGAATGGCATGAGTTGCTTCCTACGTTGTCACGCCCACGCGCTTCGTATGCACGCGGATAGTCGAATGGAACGGGTCGCCGTGATGGTAAAGCGGCACGCCGCGCGGCGAAACCACTTCGAACACAACCGAAACCCCGGCCAACGTTTCTACGATGCGATCCCCGCGCTTCGGCTCGCTATGCGGAAAATCCGCCGTGCGAAAAATGTAGTCACGGGCTTCCCAGGTTTCCGAAACGCCGGATTGGTCTTGCGATTCAAACACGCTGCGCCCGACAACCGCCGTCGCCGTGGCCGAAGCCACGCCGCGGCGATACTCGACCGCGGTTCCGGCGCTGGCTTTCAGTTGATCGGCCAGCCACGCGGCGCCGCTGCGGATTGTGTCTGCCATTGCGCCGCTCCCATCCCACGCAAGACCCCCGGCGCGCCCGGTTGGGCCGCGGCCGGGGGCTTGCGGTGGGAATCAAAAATCAACCCATGTTGATCGCAACGAACACGGAAGCGTCACCGCTGGCCGCGGCGACCGCGGCCTTACCGGCGCGCTTGTTGCCGCTGGCGGTGGTAGTCATGTTGGAATTGGCCGAATCCCAGTAGACCAGCGCACCCTGACCGATCGCGCCCGCAGCCTTGGGGAACGAAAACACACCATCGACCGCGACGGCGCCGAGCGTGTTCGCCGCGATCGGGCGATCCGCAACGGCAATCGTGTCATTGAGAACCACCACGGCGCCAACGGCGACCGCGCTCCCCGGCGTGTAGTCCCACTTCTTGCCAACTTGCACAAAAGAAGCCATGAAACCCTACTTTCTATCGATTGGTTTTGATTAGTCATGCCACCGCGGCGGCGCCTATGCCGCCGCGGTGGCTACGGTTCGAATCAACGTCAAGCGGTCGCCATGCGGTAGGCCGCGAGCGATTCGCCCTTGGCGCAACCGAAGTCCATGTAGCCGCGGAGCGTCACGCCCAGCACGGAAGCATCGGCCTCGACCTGTTCGATCGTCGGCGCCTGCTGCCCGTTCAAGAAAACAACGTCCATCGCGGGCAGATCGGCCGCATCCGCACACAGCCACCAAGTAGAGGCGCTGGAGAGATACGCGGACGAAACCACGCGATAGCGACCGGCGAGAACGTTGGCGTTCCCCTGGGCCGTCGTGTTGCCGCTGATGAGGAGCGAACTCGACATCATTTCCGCGGCAGTCAACTCCAGTTCCGGCGGAACCAGAAGCACGCGCGGCGCGATGCCGAGCGGGTTCCCATCGGGATCGGTCAACTTCCGATAGGCAGTAGCGGCAGCCTTCAGCGAGGTGAGCGACAGCGCGTTACCGCTGCCAGCCGTGGCCTTGCTGTAATAGGTGCTATTGCTGCTCTGGAACTCACCCCAGATCACATCGTTCATCGCGAGGGCCGCACCGCGACCAATGCGCGAAGTGACCGCGCTAAGCGCGTTCATATCGTCATTGATCAGATCGGTGCGCGTGATGCTAGAAGTGACACCGTAGGTTTCCGCCGAAACGGAACGCTTGCTATCGCTCGCGTCAGCCGATTTCAGTTCGCCACCGTTGCCAACCTTCGAAAACTTGAACGAACCGTTCAAGCGGAAAAGGTTAATCGCCTTCAGATCGGAAACGCTACGGGTCTGCGAAACCGAATCCCAAGTCCGCTCCACGGCATTGAAACCGGAAAGGAGGAACTTGTTCGCGACGGCCGACAGAATGTCGGAAATCGCGTGCGTGGCGAAGGCCGCGCGGATCACCTGGGGGAGATTCGTCGCGCTGATCCGGTGCGAACCGTTGTAGCCGTTCGCGCGGGCAGCCTCGACAAACACATCACCAAGCGAAACCGTGCGCTTAATCTTCTCCGCGGCTTCGATCGTCCGCTCGTCGAAAGCCTTATCAGCATTCGGCAGACCGGCCTGGAGACACAGCGCGGCCTCGACCACGCGACCCTGATCGACCGTATCGGCCACAACATGAACGGCCGGGGCGCGACTCTCGCGCGTGGCCTGCAACTTCTGCATGGTTTCGACTTTCTCCGTAAGGGCAGCGACCGCAGCCTTAAGGCCGGCGGAATCGTCGGCGGTAGCGGTGATGGCGGGGGCTTCCACGGCGACGGTCGCCGGGGCTTCCGTTGCGGCCGAAATCGGCTCAACGGGCGTATCGTTGGCGTCGTGCGCCATAGGTGTTTCCTCCGCGTCTGCGGCGATTTGCACGGCGGTTGCGTCATCCGCGCCAAGGGTGACAAAAGAAACCTCCCGCAACGTGGAGGCTTTTACGATTCGGATCGGGCCGTGGAACGATTGCCCGTTCACGCTTACGGTTTGATCGGCCGGGATGCGCTCATGGCGCGAAACGTCGGCGCCGATGGAGGCTTGCCAGCGGAAGCCCTTATCGGCCAACTCCAGCACGCGCGAGGCGCTATCGGTGGAAGCCAGCATTTCGGCTTCTACGATCAACTGCCCGCCTTCGATGCCGTTTGCGGTGGTCTGCCCCAGGATGGAACCGAGCGCGTAATCGTGGCCCAGCACGATCGGGATTTGCTGCCGCAGTTTCATTCCGGCAAGGTCAATCACGATCGGCTCGCGCGACCATCCCTGCCGGATGGCGCCGCCCGTGTAGGCGACGATGCGAACCTTGCGCGGGCCAACGCTTTCGCCTTCGGCCGCAGCGGCAGCCGCGACGAACTCCACCGGCATTTCCGAAAAACAGACTTTGGTTTTCATGCGTCCTGCGGCTCCGCTTCGGGTTGCATCGCGGGCGAAGCCGGCGCGATATCCGGCAGCCCTAGTTCGCGCTGGAGCGCGATTTCCGCGGCACGCTGCCGCAATTCGGTTTCCCAGTTTTTCCCGGCCTTCGCGTATTCGGCGGCAAGCGTTGTCGTGTTCGTGCGCAGCCGCGTTTCGGTCGCGGTGGCTTCCTTCGCCGGGTCAACGTGCTCGCGACCGTCCCAAACCCAAGCCCAATTCCATTCCGCGATCGGCGGCAAGCCGGCGGGGATCATGCCTTCGATTAGCGCGGCTTCGTCAAGCCACGCGAGGAACACGCGATCAAGGCAGATGCGTTCCAACTCGTCGCGCATAACGCGCGTGTTCGCCTGATGGATGGTCGAATCCATCCGGCCGGAAGCGTAGTTGTATGAGGACGAATCGAGCGCTGAAATGTTGAAGGGCAGACCTACCGAGCGCCCGATTTCTCCTACGATTTCGCGCTTGAACGCGGCATAGGTGCTAGTCGGTTGCTCCGCTTTCAACTGCGAAACGCTCCAGCCTTCCGGCAGCGTCACCAGCGAACGCTTCTCAATGTCCATCGATTCGAACGGGGTAACCTCGTCCACTTCCGCGGCGGGGCTGTTCGAATGGATGAACGCGGCAAGATCGGCCGCGGTTTCCGCGGCGGCAATCGTGGCTTCCGTGTAGCGGCGCAGATTCGCGAACAGCCGCAGCGATGGCGCGATTTCCGAAACGCCGCGGTTTTGCTGCGGGCGAATGCGGTTGAACCAATGCACCATATTCCGCGCGTCCACGCGCGTGAAATCCGTGGCTGCCGTGTACCAGTTGCTACCGGGGTGGTAGCGCAGCACGCGGTAGGCAATCACGTTGCCCGCGGCGTCAAACTCCAGCCCATCGACCGCGGAGCCTTCGGGCGTGATGCCTTCGTCCATGCCGAGCGGCGTGGCAACCATTTCGGCTTCGATAAGCCGAATGTCGAGTTGCACGCCATCCAACGCCGGATTGCTGAACAGTTGCGCGAATGCCTCGCCATCGATAAGCCTCGCCTGCCGCATCGTGCGGAGTTTCGCCGGCAAATCGATGCGCCACATATCATCGAAAAAGCGCTTTTCGACTTCGCGATCGGCTTCCGGCGCGCCGGTGGTGAGTTGCAGCCGCGGCCCCGTTCCCACCAAATCCACCGCGAGCGTTTCCGCGATGCCGGCGAGATAGGAATTGTTAATGCGTTCGTATCGGGCGCGATTGCGCATCCGCGCCCGCTTCAGCGGCGTAAGCGCCCCGTCCATCGACAGATAATCGGCATTGGCCCAATGCCGGTGATCGTCGGTTGATTCTGCCGCATCGAAGCCCGCGCGCACGCGAGCGGGCGGCGCCGCAACCCGCGCCCGCTTCTGCCCGAACATACGCGACAGCATTCCCACTAGTACGATCCCGGCGGAATCAACTTGTTGAACCGAAGGCCGCGCGACTTCGTTCCGGCGGCAGCCTTCGCGGCCAAATACTTGTCCGCTTCGATCTGCTTGGAAATGTCCTGCGATTCGACTTCCCCGGCATCCGTGCGCACCCTCCTGGGGCCGGTCGCCGTGGATTCGATCGCTTCGCGCAGTTCGTCGCCCATATGCCCTAACGCTACGCGCTATCGCGCCGCGTGTACGGGTCTATGGCTGCGAGCGCACCCAATCGGCGCCGTTCCATTCGAAGCGCCTAACGTCTGGGAATAGCATCCGCTCCGCGATGCGCTGCGTAGTCTCGCTGAATACCGCGAGCGTCTGCCCGCGGTCGAGAATGCCCGCAGCCATGAGGAACGTAGACAGCGCGGACGCAATGCCGCGACCGTGGAAACGTTCGTCCGTGAACATTTCCAGCGTTTGCATTTCGCGCCAGCGGTGGGAGCAAGCCCACGCGGCTAGGCAGCCATCCGAATGCCAAAGGGCTATCGGGGTGGCGCTGGAACCCTCGCCGTTGAGAACGCGCAGAATCTCAATCTGGAACTCGCTGCCCGAATGCGTGAGCCGGCGAGCAATCGCCACGGCATCGGATTCGGCTAGACCATCGGCAGCGATGAGCGAAATTGTTTCCATGCCGGCAGGCTACGCGGCGAGGCCGCGCGGCCTGCGGGTCTGTGGCCTAGTCGCCCCACGCGGCAATCCGGTGGGCATCGTGATCGTGCGGGGGAATCCACATTCTCGCCTTACCCCTAGCCGCAGCCGCCAAATAGGAGCGAATGCACCGCGCGGCGCATCGCATCATCGGTTCCCGCCATTCGATCGCGTTGGTTTCGGCCCAACGCCACGCTTGCGCTTCTTTGTCGATCCGCCGGCCGGCGCGGCGCCACCATCCAGCACAACCGGCGCGGTGGTTTCGATCCAGACCCTAGCCCCGCACGAAAGCGGCTTGCACGGCGAATAGACCACCGCGCTAGGCCCAAGAATCTGCACGGAGTGGCAATAGGTGTTGCTGCCGCCTGCCTTGACTGTCAGCGCCGGCGCCGCCTCGCCGGTCTTTGCGTTGCGGCGGATAACGTGTTGATTAACGTGGATTCGCGTGATGCGTGGCATGGGTTGCGCCCTGCGATTACTTGGCTTTTTTCCAGTGTCCAGCAATGACCATTTTCCGCCCAGTGATGCCGCACGTTTTGCGATGCCCCTCAACCCAAACGAATGCCGCGCGACCGTCAACGAACCAGATCCGTTTGCCGTTAATCTCTTTTACTGCGTTCATTGGATTCTCTTTCGGTTTGTGGTTTTTCAGTTGGAATTGTTTTTTGATTTTATTTGATTTTGATTTCACCGCTTGCGATAGCGCGCCCCAGAACCGCCGTTGCCTGCTCTGCGATACCGGGCGAGTTGTCGGCTTCCGAACGATACCAGCGCACGCCCCGATCCCATGACCTATGGGAATAGCGGCTAACGTATCCGTGCTGGCGAAGGATTTTCGCAGCAAGGCGGGCAGCCTTTTGTGGCGACCGATGGCACTCCCCATCAGTCATTCCGATTACCTTTGCAACAGCCGAAGAAACAGGAAAACGCATTGCTAGCCCTTTCGTAATTGGTCGCGTCCAATTTGCTCGCGACTGCCCTACTATAGCCTATCGGCAATAGCCTGTCCAGCCCTCCACCAATTATTTTTTTGGGGCCGGTTTTTGCGGGGGAAACGCGGCCTTCCGGCCGCGGCCCCGGCTAGCCAGTTCGCCGGCGCACCGTGATTTTCCCGCCGTTGCCCTTCGGCAGTTCCACGCGGCGGCGCGTCCGCGTGCCGGTTTCGGTGGCGGCTGGGGATAGCCCCGCGATCGATGCCGCCACCGCGCTACCCACTAGGCAGTCTAGCCAATGGTTATCCCGGCCTAGGGTCTTCCATTCATCGACCACGCGCCCGCGAGCCTCGACGCGCACCGGGTATTCAGCGGTGAGGTGTTCCGCGAGTAGTTCATGCTGCCCAGCGCACAGCGCGAGCGCTTCGGGATCACCCAGCGGCAGCCGCAGCCGCGCGGCTACGAATGATTTCCACCAGTTCGTATCGTATAGCGCGGATCGCTGGCCCGCGCTGACTTGACCTACGCGCCAATTCAGCCCCATGCGATCGCCGCGCGCCTTGCCCTTGTCGGTGAGCGGTTGCCCCGATGCGCCGATGCCGCGCCCGTGGCTAGGGAGAATGTTCGCCGCGAACGCGGAGCGCCGCGCGAACGTTCGCACGGTGGTAGTCGATTGCCCCCAGTTGGCATCGATCATCATTTGCCGCACGCGCATTGCCGTTCCATCCTCGCGCATCCACTCGCGGCCCATGAGCGCGACCGTAGCCGCTTCCAGGCCAGCCGATAGCGAGGCTTCGAAGCCGGCGCCGTTGCTCGCGAGCGAAAGCGTCCGCTTCGCGTGCGAGGCTTCGAAGAATGAAACCGACTGATCGGGGTATGTGCCGTAGGCGACAACGTGACCCCCGAACGATTGCGACCAAGAAGCCACAAGCCAAAACAACAACTTTTCTTGAACGTCGATAAACGCGGTCAGCGTGTCATGCCCCAGCGGCACAACGCCGCGCGGTACGTTGGTCGCGCGGGCGGCAACGTCGCGCTTTTGCAGCCGGCCGGCTTCGTTCTGCTCGACTACGGGATCGTTTTGATATTCGGCCGCGAACGCGGATTCGCCGCGGTCAATGCGGAGGTTGTAAGCGTGCTGGAGCGCGGATAGTTCGTCATCATTTTTCCGCGCCTCCCAGCCCACGCGGGCGCCCGCGTCCATTTCCGCGCGGCGCTGCCGATAAAACTCCGTGGCCTCCGCGGTTCCCCGGCCCGTCCGCTGCCCGTCGCGGCGAAGTTCCGCATACTGCGCCCAAAGGTCTTCCGCCTGCGGCCAATCGTAGACCAGCCGCATCCGCTCGCCTTGCCACGCGGGGTGGCGTGAGCGGTCTAGTAGCCGATCGGCTAGATCGTCCGGTTTCACTACCGTGACCGTGCATAGGCCGGAAATCTTTTTGCCTGGGCCGGCAAGCCCCAGGATAGCGCCTTTTAAGACGCTTTCGCGCGTGGCTACTTGCGATGGGCTAGCCGCGCTTTCGTCGGTCTGCGGATCATCGATTAGCACAAGCGAAGGCCGCGCCTTCCTGCCGTCGCAAGCGCGCTTCGCGCTCATCCCGCGGATGCGTCCGGTGATGCCGGCCACGCGGATGATGGCGCCGCTCGTCTTCGATCCTTCGATCGTGGGGAACTGCACTTCGTTTGCCGTCCAAACGATGTTGGTGTTTTTGCCTTTGTAGAGTTGGCCCGCGGCGCGCTGGTGGATGTTTTCCAATGCCGCAATCGGGAAGATGGCTTCGGGGAAATCGTCCAAAAGCCTTTCGTTGGTTTCGCATTCCACCTTGATCGATTCCAGCATCGTCCGCGCGTGTTCCTCATCCGCGCCGATGATTGCGACGAAATCGCGATAGCCGTAGAGCGCGCCCCACAACGCGGCGACTTCGGCAAGCGAGGTCTTGCCGCTGCCGCGCGGCATCGCATACGCGAACAGATCACCCAGCCGCACGGATGATTCGATCGCCTGCATTACGCGAAGGTGATCGGGCGACCACTCAAGCGCGAAGGTCGCCGGGAAATACGATTCGCAAAACGCGCGGAACGATTCGCCCGCGGCAGCCTTTCGCGCGGGATCGACCACCGCGGGAAGCGGCCCAATGTCCCTACCGCTTTCGGATAGTTCCGCCTGCCGCCGCGCCATCCGCTCGCGGTGGGCTTCGTATTGCTGCCGGTTGACGGCGGCATCCGGCGCGGCTGCGGCCGGCTTCGCCGGCTGGCGCTTGGGCTTGCTCGCTTTGGCCGCGCCACGTTTCGCCATTAGATGCGGCCCGCCTCGCGGTTGCCGCCGAAGGCGGCAAGTCTACCGCGACGATTTCGGAAGGTCGCCGCGGCGCGGCAACTTCGCGCGGCGGATGCCGGCCGCGCGTTCGCAGGGCAGGGCATCGCGATCGCCGCGCGGGCTGCCGGCGGCGTCGGCGCGGTGCGAACGGAGCCGAAACCGCGCGCGTTCGCCGGGGCCGGCTGGGGGGCAGCCGAAAGAAAGTTTGATTGTTTTTGCGTAGGCTCGCGTGGCCCCCTTCCCGGCCCAAACCCGCGGTAGTACCTTGGGGTGTAGCAAAATGCTACAGTGCGTTTGGGCCTACAAAAATAGGGGTTTTTGAGCATGATAGCGCGAAAGTGCCTAAAAACAAGGGGTTTTCGCTTCATGCCGTTTCGGCACGCTCCGAGCAAGCCGAAATGACATGATGCGTTTATACCTTGTTTTCTAGTGTTTTATGCACATCGCGTGCGAATGTGCCGTATTTCCTAGTGGCAATATCAGTGGATGCAGGAATATAGGGCTTCCAGCACTTGATATGCGTTTCGTGCTGGAATTATGGGGTTTTTCGCTCTATGCCTATTCGGCACGCCATGAGCAAGCCGAAATGACATATCCATAAAATGCCCTTTTTTATGATGCGAAACGTACATCGCGTGCGAAAACCCCTTATTTCCTAGTGGCTATATGGGCAGCGATTTTTTCGGCCACCGCTGGCAATGCGTCCAGTTCCACGATTGCTATCCATTTCTGCCCGTTGCGACGATGGCACACCATCGCGGGAATGCCCGCGGGCGCGTCCGCGTTGGCCTGCGCCAGCGCTGCATATGCGTTCAGCGTTTCGGTTCGCTTGCATTCGATATGCAAGGGCAACGCTAGGGCAACGTCGGGCGAGTCTGGCCCGCCTTGAAACTGAACCCCTCGCCTAGCGTTAGTGTGTTCGCCTAACACGCGATTCAACTCCGCGGCTAGGTCGCGCTCGCCGCGCTTGCCCTTCTGCCTAGACATTCTGCCCATCGTTGCCCTTTGCTCTGCATTTGAGTTCGCAACTGAAGCGCCGCATATCGTCGATCATGCCCGCGGGCGCATCGACTGCCGCGCGTAGCCTGCGGATTTCGACAACGGCAGCATGGAGCGCATGCGCGGCGTTGTGGTCGGTTGTGAGTTGCGCCGACTGCTGCAATCGTTCCACTATGTCGCTCATTTGATTTTTTCCGCCTTTAATGCTGCGCGTTCCTCGCGCCTTCGTATTTTTTCGTTTTCATGGTCGCACGTTGCCGCGAGCCTCAACAACGCATCGGCAAGCCTTCGGCATTCATTCGCGCCAGCAAAACCGTCTTGCGTGCGATGTATTCTCACGCCAAACCGTTTGCAACAAAAATGCTTTTCTGCGTGCGCCCAATAGGTGCCGGTATCAACGCAATAGGTATTTTTCGTTTTCATAGATTCTCTGTTTTCCACGCGATGCAGCGGACTGCGCCGCTGATCGCTGGCGTTCTGTGGCTACTCTGCCTTCCACCCGTTGTGGATGTACGCCAGCACGGCATGAAATGCCGCCACCTCGCCAGCCGTCCTAGCGGCATCTGCGGTCAACGGCTCGCCGCCTGCCTTTGCGATCAGGCCGATAGTGTCTAGCCGCGTCTCGCGCTTCTCAATCTGCCACCGCATCCAGTCGATGAGGCTGCCATGCTGCCTGTTCATGGCATTGCAAAAAAACTCCTGCGAGTCGCGCAGCCCCGAGATAAGGTTGTCTCGCCGCTTAATTGCGTTGTAGAGCATTTCGATTCTCCTGTTGTGTCATCCCGCAAACCACAGAACCACGCGATGCAGCGGACTGCGCCGCTGATCGCTGGCTGTCTCGCTCGATGGTCGGCCCAGCCTCGCCTACATCAGCGACGGCGTCATCAGGAATCACCCAGCCGTAGCGTGTGTCCAGCCACACGCCGTCGCGCGTGTATCCGTAGCACATCGGCCCCTCCAGGCCATGGGTCGCTGCCGAGTCCTGCGGTGTCGTTGGATCACTCATGCGTGTCCTCAGCCTAGCCTCTTGAGTAGCCCCCGCAGCGTGTCGGCCCTTTCATGCGCAGTCGCCGCCTCGTCGTCGGCAACGCACGCCGCAATTGCCTCCCGCTCCGTGTCGGTGAGCCGCAGGCGTGCGATCTCTGCCTCCAGTTTCGCGACCTGGATCGCGCCGCTGGCGACAGCGTGCCGCAGCCAGTCGGCGGCGTCCACCGTATCCTGTGAGTCAGCCATTGCGGCCTCCAGTCCGCTCCAACAGGCCGCGAAGCGTCCTCGCGACCCTCGCGCAGTCCTCGTCATCGTCGTTGTCCGCATACGACTCCGCAGCACACGCAACCGCCTGCCGCTCCGCGTCGGTGAGTCGCAACCGCTCCACCTCCGCGTGCGCCGCCTGAAGTCGCAGCCTCGCTATCTCGGCGTCACCACGCAGATCATCCAGAATGATCTGGTCGCTCATCTCGTCCGCTTGGCTTTTCTGTTGCTCACTCATTCCTCGCCTCCAAAGGTGTTCCGCACCATCCGCAAAAATGCGCGCAGGGAATGCAGCCGCAGCGCAACCCGCTCAACAGCCCAACGCAAAAGGCCGCAAGCACGATCACAAAGGCCAGCGTGTAGCGTTCGCGGTTGCACATCGTTTTCCCTAACGTTTCCCGCGAACCCTACCGCGGCGGCTGCGCAACCCCTCGCAACCGCCGCGGCGGGCCGCTCCCGGTTCAGTTCCCGTATCGAATGACCGCGTAATAACGACCGTTGGCGCCGCGCGACACGGCACGCTCACGGATCGTGTAGCGCCCGTAGTAGCAGCAATTGCGCAGGGCTTCCTGGGCCGTGCTGCCCATACCGATACCCTCGCGGCAGCCGCCGTTGCGTCCGCAATGGCGCAGGATGCCGGTTCGCGCCATTTCGTTCGCGGCATCCTGCGCGGTGAACACGTTCACGACCACGCGATCGGCAGCGAGCGCCGGCAAGCCGGCGACCGCGAGCATCGCTGAAAGAAAAATCCGTTTCATTTTCTTACCCTCCGTGGAACGTTGCCGCCTAGCCGCGCCGGCTAGAGTTTTCGGCAACGTGTTTCATGTTGGCTTGCCGCTCAATGCGCGAGATTTCGCGCCGCAGATACCAAATTGCTTTTTCAAGGTCTTCGATTGCGGCCAACTGCGCATCGGCCGCGCCGTTGTCCTTCAGCCCGTGGCGCCAAACGTATTTCACAACGTTCGCCAAGTTTGCCGGCAGCCATTCGACAACGTCGATGGCTTCGATGTGCCGGCCGCATTGCAGACACGCGCCGGGGAAACTGGTGTAGTGGGATGGATGGTCTACGTTGCTCATGGTCAACCCTGCCCGCGGAGTTGCGCCGCCAATTTGCGTTTCGTGCGTTCGAATGCTGCCGCGTCTTCGCCCGTGAATTGTGCCGGCGGCGGGCGCTCGTCGCCCCCATGTCTGGCCGCGCCGCGCTTGGGCCGCGCGTAGTGATCGTTCGCGAGCCGATCCGCGAAGCCCTCGCCGCAAAATTGCGTCAGCGGCACGGGATCGGTGAAGAACTTCGCTTCCGCGAGTTTGGGAATGGCCGCGATGGCGGCATCCAGCCACCCAGGCTCCGCGAGCCGCTGCAACGCATTAGGCGGGGGCCGGCTGGAATCCCACCGCTGGCCCGCCCCAGCGTTCCACGCGGTTCGTAGACGATACCAGCGGGCTAGCGGGCCTTCGGGCGGGCCTTCCGTGGCTGCCCGTGGCTTGCCGGGGGATGGCGCAGCCTTTGGGGTGGTGGTGGTGGTGGCTGGAGCGGCTTGCCGCTCCTCCTCTACCTCCTCTCCTCTATCTCCTTTATTTCCTCTATTTAGTGTCTCACCACCGTTACGGTTCGTAACGCTCCCGTAACGGTCATGCGTTACGGAAGCGTTACTACAGGGATTTGCCGGGGTTTTTGCGGTTTCTTCGCCGTTGTCGCCGCTTTCCCGCGCCCGATATTCCGACTGCCGGCGGGCATTTAATAGCCTAGCCTTCGCCGCTTTGCTAAATCGCGTATCCCACCCCGGCAGCGTAGCCCGCTCATTCTCTAAATCGAATTGCAGCCAGCCGACAGCCTCGACAGCCCGCCACCACTCCGCATCCCCACCGCACGCGAGCGCCATTAGTTCCGGCGTTGCGTCTAGCGTGCCGTCGCTGGAGTTGAGCGCGAACCATCCCCATAGCCGCCACAGGCGATAGACCACAACCTCACGCGGCAGCCCGGTTCGCGCGAGAAGTTTCAAAACCTCCGGTTTTGACTCTAGCGCGATATCGATCGGAATCCATTCCCCAGCCATGCCTATGCGCTCCTATGCAGTTCCGCGAACCACTCGCAATCAAAGACCCATGAATCAACCGCGTTACCGCTGCCGTCGCGGCTGCGATGCTGGTAGGTGTGCCGCTGCGCCTTGCCGTGGCGGATCGCGCGTTGTATGTCGCGAAGTGGCGCCACGCGGAGCGTGCGGTAATCGCCATAGTCAACGTCGAGAATCAACACGATATGCGGCCAGCGCTCCGCGTAGCGGGCAACGTCTTTGCAATTGATCGTGACCGCAGACCGCGCGGGGATGCCGTACAACCGTTCGGCCGAATCAAACCGCGTGCGGATCGTCTTCAAGTCTGCGGGGCAGACGAAAAAGCAATCGTGCGAATACTTGCAATCGGCCTTCGCTGGATTCGCGAACAGCGAACAGCCAGACGCAAAAGCCGGCCCCAGGAACGCGGCTTCGGCGCGTTCGCCTAGCCTGCACCATGCGGCCTTGTCTTCGTTATGTGGCTTCGCGTCCATGCTAGCCCTTTGCCCTGATGAACTCGCGTAGGAACTCTTTCCACGCCAACACGCGCCCGCTCGCAGCCCACGCTATGAATGCTTGTTCCGTGAGCGGGTCGCGCGTTTCTTCGTCGCGCCGCCGCCGATCCGCAAGCGCCGCCATTTCGCGGCGCCTGCGGTATTCGGCCGGCGTTAACCAATCGTCTGCCACGGTTCCGCCTGACGCTTCGCGACGGTTTCCAGCGTGTCGCCAATGCGGCGCATTTCGAACAGGATCGACCGCATCACCCCCAGCAAGGCGCCTTGATCGGCAGCCAGCGGCGCGGCTTCTTGCGTTGCCGCCTCGCGGCATTGCTCATCGCCGGCATCAAGATCAGCGGCAAGCAACGCGGCGGCTTGTTTCGCGTCAACGTACACGGGGCCGCACTTGTCGCTAGGCGTTCGCATCACCTTGCAGGCGCGGATGCGCTTTGTGCGCCATGCGTCTAGCAACAATTCATATTCAGGCGTTCCCGGCTTTCCAGAAACGCGCGTTCCGTAGTCCGCGAGCGGCACAAATCCGTGCGGAACGTCCGTAATACTGCCCACCACAAACTGCCGATTCGCTTCCTTGTCCATTGCCACAACTCCTAAAAGAACCAACCCACAAGCCTCACACCGCGTGCGGCTCAATCAATCAAATCCGACGAAATCGATTCCGAAACCTTTCCGTGGAACCGATACGAAAACAGCGTCTTTCCAGCCTGCCGCCGAAAGTGCAGCGCGTACCCATACAACCGGCCGCGATGCGGCAGCGGGATCGACCGCGGAAACTTCGTGACGCCGCGAGCGTCAAACGTAGCCCCGCAAGCCGGCCCGCCGACGAACTCCGCGGGCGGCAGTTTCTTAGAACGGGATATCATCGCTTCCCCCTTCCCATGCGGGCTTTCCGCCGCGCTTCTTCGGCGCGGCCTTCGCTTCCTGCTTTGCAGCCGGCGGCGCGGCCTGCGGCATGATCCACCGCGATACGCTCGCGCGAACTTCGCCGGCCTTCGGCCCGTTTTGCACCGTGTAGGTGTTCGTTTCCACGCGGCAGGTTTTGCCGATCAACAGCGTTTCGTCCCAATCCGGTTCGCCACGCTGCGGCGGTTCCAGGCCGCAAGCCCGCGCGATCACTGCAATGCGGCGAATGTTCGTGATCGGAACCGTGACGAAAACTCGCTTCTTCGCGCCATCCTCCACGCAATCAAGCCAGATCGAAAGGCAGTCCCCGGTTGGGTTGTCATCGCTCACGCGCCAGCCGGTTTGAATCGTGGCCTGTTCGATCGTGCCGTCATGCTCCCCAGGTGACAACGGCTCGCGGGCAACCGGAGGCGCTTCGTCCAATTCGTCGCTAGGAAACTTGTCCCAATCAATTCGCATCGCTCTGTACCTCCGGTTGATGTCCATTGCCGATACGCACGATGCGATCGGCCTGCATTTCGTGTCGATCACTCATCCCTGCCCCATAGCCCAGCGCGTAAGCCTTGCCTAGCGCGTAGTCGATGCTTATTTCCCCGGTTCGAACGTCTGCCGCAATCGCGGCGAGCGTGCTGGATTCGTTCGTGCTCATGTTGTGACGGCTCCCAGTTCCTCGCGGCGGGCATCGATCGCGGCTTCGATCGTGGCCCGTTGATCCGCCGTTATTTCGCCGGCCGTTTGCCGTGCGGCAACCTTCGGCGCGAGCCGATCCAGGGCAGCCGCGGACGATGTAGCGATAGCCTGGAGCGTCGATTCGATCGACTGCGGCTTCGTTGCAACCTTCAGCGGCGGCGCGACGAACACGGGCGCCAGCGCCTCAATCGAAAGCGGCATTTCAGACGGCAAACCGAAACGATTCTTGGCATCGAATGACGCGGAGCGTTCCGCGTACATGACGCGGCTTTTTCCGCCGATGCCCTTTTTCCTGCCGTCTTGCCCCTCGACTAGCCGCGTCTGGAACGACACGAACAACAGCAAATCCGCCCACTCTTTGAACAGCGGTGCGCATTGCTTCGATAGTTTCAATTCGTAGCGATCGTACCCGTCTGTCTGATCCGGCGGGCTGCAACGCTTTACGCCAGCGTGCGCGATGAAAGCCACGTTCACGCCGCGCGCGATCAGATCGTCAGCCACGGCAATAAACTTTGCCATTCGTTCCGCGAGGAGCGTCCAGCCTTTGCCGAAGCCGAAATCCTCAATCGATTTCTTGTTGGCGTTGCGGACAATCATTTCGACCAGCGAGCGCTCTGCCCAATCGATCGAATCGATTACCACCGTTTCGAAGCCCTGCGCATCGCGCACCAGTTCGTGCATTGCCGCCTCCACTTCCGCGAACGTCGCGCAATGCACGCGGGAAACGTCTAGATGGCGGCTGCCGTCTTCAACGTCTAGAAAAAGCGGCTTCGGAAACTGCGCGGCTAACGTTGTTTTTCCGCTGCCTTCGTCCCCGTAGACAACGATACGCGCGGCCGACTTCTGAACCCCTCGCGAAATCTGCAATCCCATTGCTCTAGTTCCTTTCCTTGGTTTCTTCGAACACTCGTTCCCCGTCCTCCCGCAGCATTGCCCGCCAAACTTCGCGCCGATGAATCGACACGCTATCCGGCGCTTCAATGCCGATCCGCACCGTATCGCCGGCTATGCCGCCGACTACAATCTCAACGTCTAGCCCCGGCAATACGATTGCCTCGCCTTCCCTGCGCCTAAGCCAAAGCATCCGTTGCCCCTTCTTTTGCAGTGACCGGCGGCATTCCGTTGCCGCCGGTCGCGTCAGCCTCCGTGCCGTCAGCCGCGATCCATCGCGGCGCCCCCGTCCGTTGGTTTGTCGCCGTCGATGAACAGCGCGAAGCCGCGCGAAACTCGCCGCGCCATTACCTCAACCTTTGCCGGTGTTCCCGGCGCGGCATCCGTTGCCGGCGTGGCCTGCATGGCGCTATCGATCGAATCGTGAATCGACGTTAGTTCCCCAATGGCGACGATCAGCGCATCCGCGAGGATCGTTTGATCCCCGGCCAGCGCCCGCGCCCGCCATTCATTCGTGCCGCTCGCGCTCTTGCGTTCGCGACCATAAAGCCGAATGACGTTGCATAGGTGAGCGTGGACGCGCGACGTTCGCCGCAGCCATCCGGCAAGCCGCCGGCCGATCGTGGCCGATAGCCGCGTGCGGCGGTTCGTCACCTCCGCAACGCTGCCGCCGCTGCCCAATCCGAATCCGTCCAGCCGGCGCGGATCGCCTCGCAGCCCGCGCGTATTTCTTCGGGGCTTGGCGCCCATGCGTTCATCTGCCGCGACAGCCCGCGCACCTCCTCGCGGCTTATCCCTAGCCGCTGCGCTATCTGCGCCGTTGTCTGCCCTGCGTCCAGCCATTCGCGCACCGTTTGCTCTATGTCCATGCGCCCCCCAGTTGGCAACTAGGGCCGCGGCGCTGCGTCCGTGCGTAGCAATCATCCGCCAGCCCCGTCGATGGTTCCTGCCGTCGCTCCATGCGGCGGCGCGTTGAACAAATCGAAGCCAGCGACGGTTTCGACGTTCAACGTGGGGGGGATACTACGAACCATTGGAAACTACTGTCAAGAGGAGTTTTTGCATTTATGGGGAATCCCAAATCCGGCCGCGACGATGGGCAAAACGGGCAGGATATGCAGCCGGAAACGCGGATCATTGCGGGCGATTGCTTGCAAGGAATGGCAACGCTGCCCGATAGC